TCGACTTCATCATCAGGTATTGGCCGATAGCGCCAACAGGTCCCGGCGTCTGCGCCACGGTCTGCGCGAACTCCGCCAGTTCCATGCGAGCCGTCTCGTAAGACTTTCCGACCGTTACCGTCACATCATACTTACCGCGTGAGAGGTCGTTTTCGACGTATTCTTTCCCGGTAACCGGGTCAGTGACCATCTTGTTGATCGTGACGTATTTTTCTGCCAGATCAGGACCGAGGATGCGGATCGAGCGTTCGGCATCGTAGTAATGCGGGATAGCGTCTACCAGAATCTCTCCCAGTCGCTTGAGCGCTTTCACCTGATTGTCCACATAGACGAAGTTGACCACCTCCGCCTGAGCGTTACGGGCCATGATGGCACGACCGCTGGTTTCATTGGACTGGTTCCCTACCGACGCGTCATACACCCCGGTCGTAGCCTTCATCTCATCGACGGTGATATTGGATAGATTGGCGAGAGCAGACGGCAATTGCGCCATCGGCTCGCGCGATGGACCACCAGGTGCATTAGGATCAGCGTTGAACAGCAATACCGGCGGATCGTCATAGCCAAGTCGTTCGTAATAGCTTTCCAGCCCCTTGATCATCGCTGGCGTGGCTTTGAGCGGACTGTTAGGAAGTTTAGCGACCACTTCCACCATCGAAGACATCTCGAAGTTGTGAATGGTCTGCGAGTCACGGGCAAAGCGCGTCATGCCTGAATAAATCTGCTTGCCGTCGATGCTGATCAAATCGCCCCATTGCGGAACAATCGGGATCATCGAACCGCCCCATTTCGTCGGCTCTTCCAGCTTGCCATTGCCTGAGACTGGGCAACTGTAGATCACGTCCACATCGACTTCGCGGGTGGATTTGATCGTAACGGCAGCAGGCGCAGCAGGCGCTTGTGGTGGTGGCGTAGCTGAAGCACCGGCAGGCGGAGGCGGAGCATTGGGATCGGGCGTTGCAGGTGGCGTAGCTTTGAGCGCATCGCTCTGCGCTTTCTGATAGCCCTCGTAATCCTCTTCATCGACAATCGAGCCATCGGACAGCAGCAGGATGGTCTTAGGCTGCTTCTCGGCATACCAGTACTCGGCAATGCGCACCATATCTTCGGTGCACCACAATAAGTCACTATCGCTGTCAGTTCGGGCTACATCAAAGTCCACCACTTCTGCGTTAGGCCAGCGTGCTGTAAACGTGGCCTTGGGGATTAGTTCCGAAATGAACCAATACCTAGCGTCAGATCGATCGAACTTCCTTGCTGATGGATCGCAAAACACGGTCATTGGGTCAAGAACCGCCTCGATCTTCAGGCATTGATCGAACGTATCGGGCGACTCATAGTCCGACTTGACGCGAAGAACTCCATAGCCGCCGCCACACGACCACTGGAAGGCCGTGTCATAGGCGTTGTCTGCCGATGAATCGACCTCGATATTCTTGATCATCCCGTTGAGTACTTCTGCCGTATCAACGTCCTCGTCATTGGAAGCTCGGCACTTGATCTCTGGTTTGTTTTTAAGCTGCTGCCCCGTCACACGACGAATCAACTGTCGAACCCGGTTGAATTCGTAATTGGGCTTATTGCGGCGTTTTGCGGTTAAGTGAGCATCCCATTGATGCCCAGCCACAAAGGCGAACTTCATGTCCTCGACGCACTGGCGACGCTGCTCGGTGTCGAATGTCATGGCATCGGAGGCGCGTTCAAGCATCTCCTTGGTCCAAGAATCTTTCTCGACAACCTTCTGTTTCGTTTCTCCACCCGTTGAACGGTAGGTTTTCGACTTGTTAGCCATTGAACAGTTCCTGGCGCTGGCCGAAGCCTTCACGGGTGAATTGGGTGGTAAAGGATATATTTGGCATAGCGCCGAGGTTTAGCGTGGCGTAATCAACGGCAATTAGACCAGCCGCATCAGCGCTATGGCTTGACCAATCATGGTTAGGACCTAAGCCGATATTGCGGTTCTCATCGCGCTTTTCGTGATACCAGCCCAGCGCGGAGCGTCCTGCTTCGGTCTTTTTGTCGTCAAACCATATGGAAGGGAACAACCTGCGCAATGCCTCGATGCGCCGGGAAGCGGCACCCGCACCCATATTAGGGATAACGCGCACATTGAACTGCGCTTCACGCAATGCGCTCTCGTAACTGACCTGATAAACCTTGTCGTGCTGTGCGCCATCGTGAGGAAGCACCATTTCCGCGTTGCTGTAACCGCTGTCCCTAAGCCACTGAACGTGAGTACTCAAAGGCTGACCAACCGCCTCATAGTGATTAAGGAGTCGAACTTCCTTGCCGATGAACTGATCAATCCAGATAGCGCATGCATCAGCCCTGGCGCCTGTTCCACCAATGTCCCAATGCGCTCTAATCATCATCAAAGGGTCAGCGGAAAGATTGCCGATGCGTCCCTGATCCTTGGCTTCCGCTAAAGCTTTGGCGTAATACGCGCCCTCAACGGATCGTTTATAGCCGCCTTCCCATATGTGATCGTACTGATCTGGCCGTTCTTCAAGGTCACGCAAGCGCTCACGTTCCAGTTTTGCGGGGAACTTGGGGTTGTCACGCCAATTAAGCTCGACCATCCGCACGAGAGAGTCAGTCGATAGCCGAAATCGCTTCTCGACGGCGTCAACTTCTCGCTCTGGGTTCCAAGTCACCCACAACTCGGCGTTCCAGTCCGTTCCCTCTTCACGCAGCGTAGGAATCAGCGTAGACCAAGCATCGTTCGTGACCGGGCTGGCCTCATCCACCCAACAGATCAGGATACGACCCTTTGACTTGATGCTGGCGATATTCCTGTCTAGACCGGAGAATGCGAACGAGATGCGCCCATCCTTGGATTTGATGTACTTATCGCCTACATCGTAATAGTCAGCTAGCCATTGTTCGTCTTGAATCGCCCGCTTCACTTCCTCAAGGCTGGAATCCTCAAGGGAGTTCATGAATAAGCGAGCGCAGACGATGATGCCGCTTACTCCGCTGGAACCGAATATCATCCCTCGAACAGCTGCCATCTTGGCGAAGCTTCGAGTTTTTCCAGAGCCGCGCCCACCAAAAGCCCCACGGACGTCTGCTGCTCCCAAAAAGATAGGCCGTAGCTTTGGAGGAAGCTGGACAGTGACTTCGGTCAAGGTTTGTCCATATCGGTAAGACGGATCGTTGTGACGTGCTGGATAGCATCGCCATCAAGACCTGAGTGCTCTGTGCGCGACAGCTTAGGCACGCTGAACTCGATCAGGTCTGTGAAACAGTTGAATGCCGCCTTTGGGCCTTCTGTCTCGGCTATCTGATCAAGCCATCCCTGAAGCCTCTCAGCGTTGCCGTCGATAAACTGGGTAATAGCCTCCCTTGCACGCTGGGTCGCCTTATTGGACGTTCCAGGTGCCCTACCGCCTGTTTTAGGTTGACCTTTACCAGCCATTTCTATAGGACTCTACAAAAGAGGTGAGATTTATCTAACTGTGAGACTAAAGTATCTGTACTTGATCGACTACTAATTAGGCAAATAAAAAGGGCTTAGCCACCCTTCGCATCTTTGCCATACACAAGCTCTGCCTTGAGCTTCCTACGTGAATCGCGTAACCGGTCAATCTGTTTCCTCAGGCCATCAATGACAATCGTTGCCTCGTCTAGCTCAGCATTCCTCGTCTCAAGCAGAACGATAAGCTCATCACAGGTCAGATCGAACAGAATCACCTTACCCCCGCATAGTACATCGCCCGACCCATAACGACAGAATGACGCTGTAGCGCCATGGTAATGCAGTAGGTGAGGTAGGTTTGGCTCATCAGTCATCGAACCCGTATGGTGTGATCCAGCATGCCAGCGAGTGACGCCAGTTGTCTATGCGTGAATTGATTCGATCCTTGGCTTTCTTCCAGGGTGAGCGCGTGTCCGGCTTAGGCTGCGCCCACAATGGCCGTGGTATTCCTTTGAGGCAATCCATTTCTACCTTCAAGTACGCGGTAGCACGTTCTGCAATCATCTGTGGCGTCAGAATTTCCATATTAGCCTCCCTTGAACCACTTCATCGGCTTATCGGCAACCTTGCTGGTCGTTTTGGGGCTATTGGACTTCGCGGCTTTCTTAGTCGCTACCGTCTTGGGCAACGTCGATTTGCTTTTCATCTTCATGCGCATTCCTCTAGGAAATTCATGGCTTGTTCGTGCTGACGGTGCTGTACATCCATTGTCATGTAGGTCGTGACCAATGCGTTGATCAATTCCCTCTTGGATAGCGAACGCAAATCACGCGATCCCCACATACCCATAAACGGCAAATCTTCTTCGTCGATCACTTGAATCCTCGTGAGCTACGGTGACTATCCAGCTTGGCGCGTGCCTTGGCCTGGATCGTATCGTCGGTCTTGGCGGATATATTACCCGCATTCTTGGCACGTGTTGCGCCTGAGATAGCGGCTCGCAGGTGATTTTTGTCATTTCCAGGGAAAGTGCGACCCGGACCAAGAAAGTCTGACTTAGGTAGAGACTTGCGGGCTTTACTCGATAGCTTAGCCATAACACATCCTCATTTTAGGCCCAATAAGGGCTGCGACGAATTGTAGTCCGGTTTGGTAGTTCAGGTAGTCAACTTTGCACTGAGAAGGTGTGCGCTTGTTGTTGCATTGCTCTTTTGAAGTCGCCCAGCGGCAATTTTCTGGAGAATATCCTTGGTCATTGTCGATCCGGTCTAGAGACATGCCCTCTGGTCGATCACCCATGTCCCGCAAGAAAACGCTGAAGTCAGACCAGGCATCGCAAACAGAAATGCCTCTACCGCGGTAGAGATTCCATACATCAGACGAAGGTTTCAGGCATCTTCGCCGCATTTGGGCCCACACGTAGTACAAGGGATGGGAGTGGGAAAGTCCATGCTTGAGAGACCTCTTGCCGTTTGATTTCCTCATTTCGGCCCCCAAGCATCCACATGACCTAGTAGGCTTTATCTTTGATCGAAGTGCGTCCTTTCTAACAACACTTTGGTTTCCACACGAGCATCCGCAAAGCCAACGATAATTTCCTTTTTTGTCTACAGAAGAAAGACTTAAAACGATCAATCTTCCGTAAGTATTTCCAGTTTCATCGCTAAAAATCGACACTTTCATGCATCAACCTGGACGGAATATGGACCGTTGGAGTTGTTGTAAAACGCATCCGGATATAAAGGTGTGTCCAAGACCTGGAAATGGAACTCGACGTTGGTGACTTCCTGATTGCTCCACGTGGCGGTCGCTTTCAGAGCTGCAAAGCCAGCGAAGTTGAATTTCACGTCCACGGCTATTCTTCGCCCCGTTGACTCGACCCTGGGGTTCGACATCAAGAGCGACCAAGGGGACGTCGTATCGAATCGAGCGTGAGTGATGGTGCAGCCTAAAGGCATAGCCCCATTGAAGTCTGCCACGCAACAGCGCTTGGAAAACCTACGGATACGCCTAGACTCATTGCGTGCAGCTGTATAGCCACTCACGAACGCCCGCGTCACTCGGCCAAGTTCACCACAATCAGGTGGTGGAGCAGGCGGAGATGGATTCGATGATGGCGTAAGAATTGCATCCTGCGAGTACAAGTAATTCCCTACACCTAGCGTTACAACGACTGCATCGCCAGCATTAAGTGCGAAAGAGAAAGGGTATGTCTGACCATTCGTCAATGATTCGGCCGCAACGGCAGTGCCATTGACTGTTATTCCGAATTCCGTCGCATCCGCACTCGTCGAAGTGATCGATCCCGCCACCACGTCGCCATCATTAACGGTGCCTTGGTATTGCATCGTAGCGCCGTAATAATACGTTGGACCGTCTCCACCACTGCCGATGTACTCATACTCGGTCCCCGTCCAGTAACTCGGTGGCATACCGTAGTTATCATCATACCAATTAGCGCCATCAAGCAAGATATTAGCCACGGGCAGACCTCAGTTCGTCATGGTGTTTGCGGCGTAGCGCTCTGCCACCACTTTGATATATCCGATGGACATAGTTTCGAGAAGATATATCAATGCAATACTTTCCGTCAACAGCATGCATCTGCGCTACGTCACCGCATACAACCCACTGTGTATGATCAATCAAATGTTCGCGCCGATAGACGCATAGATGATGGCGTTTCGGACCATCCAGAAGATTGCCATTTTGCAGCGTGGATTCAGCGCAGAAGATCGCATCAGGTAAATCCAGTAGAGCCTCATCCAGCGCATCAAACGCGCTTGGAAGAAGATAGTCGTCGTCATCGACATAGGTCACATAGGGGTATTTACCCAGCGTATAGCCTTCTGCACGGCCTTTCCCTATGTGACCGGTATGGTATGGTGCGACATGCACTTTGATGGCATATGCAGCCCTTCTGCGCGCTTCTTGGATGCTCGATAGACACTCGTCCAGCCAATCTCTACGCGTGTATGGACTAATGATTACATGCACATCAAGCATCATTCATCCCAGATAGGTAGCCAGCAAAGCTTCGCAGCTTGACTGACTCAGTGCAGGGTCATCACAGGGGAGAAATGACTTTCTGCATCGTCGTTGGTCAGGGATGTAGGATTTGAACCTACGGCTTCTTGGTTCCAGGCCAATCTCTCTGCCAGACTGAGATAATCCCTGATACTTACTCAACATAGCATCAGGCGATATGTCTGACACTGATCGAATCATTGCGCAAATGTTTGGTCTGCTCAAGAGCATCCTGTGCATTGAGGTGAATCAGATATTTCATCCGTTCTTCCATCGCAAAGCGAGCAATGGCCTTGTCTGCATCGCTCAATACGAATTCGAAGTCGGTCGATTTCTCGTTGTCGCTGATCTTGATCATGGCCTTTCCCCTAACCTGCGTTAAACGATGCAAGGATAATGCCAGATTCTCCGTCATAGGCATCCCAAAGCAGCTTAGCTCTGACATTCTCAGGTTTACTTGACCAAGAATCATAGAAATCTGGATGAAACTCTTTGGCTGATTTTTCGTCAATTGCCGCAACAACACATCCATCAAATGTGTCATAGCCTTCGTTTTCTTCTTGTGTAAGTAACCAAAGTTTCACTTTCTACCCTCCGACCTGTGCATATCTTCGCGCAAATCCTGCACCCTTAGCTCGTTGCACCGCTGGTCGCTATGCTCGATTTCAGTTCGAAGTGTATCGATTAGCGACGACTTGTCCGATTCTTGGTTATGCACGATCACCGGTCCTCCGATGCCCATCGCCGCCATCAGGGCGTAGACCATCCACTGCGGGACTGGCTTCGGACTGTTTAGGCGATGCGTTGGTAATTCGTCGGTCATCACCTGATCCTGTGAGCTTCTTGGCTTCCATCTTACGGCGCTTTATTTCCTTGCGATAGTAGTCTGCATTGCTCTGCATTTTCTTTGCCGTATCCCGCGTGGATTTTTCCAAAGCGACAAGTTGGGTCAAGTCAAAAAATTCAACTGGGTAGCCAAGCAATTGTGATTGTTCAGATTTACGGTTTATCCGGTCTGAGATGGCTTTGGATTCGCGGACTGTCATGGATTGCCTGCCCTGCTTTTCGCTAAGTTGGATTTCTTCACTTCCTGAGAAAGAATCACGCGTTCTTTAGGTGTCATGGAGGCAATAGCGAAATCGGCGTCTTTGTATGTGATGCCATGTTTTTTCGCGAGATGATTCGTTAGGCGACGTTTAGCTGCTGAATGGGTCATCAGAAAAGGCCTTCAATAGCGCGGTCAAACTCATCAATGTTTTGATCGATCAGCTCACGCAAACCGGGATATTCTGGCTGTTCCTTTGACTGCTGCCAGCCGATGTAACCAAACGAAACCTCTTTCGGTTCAGTGTGTCCATCGCCATAGTTGCGCATCTGAGATTCCAGCCAGTCCAATCGTTCGCGGTCGGTATGTTCCATCTCAAAACGCCTCAATCGCTTTATTGACTATATCCACCAGCGTTTGGCCTTCGCGGCGGTACTTTTCTAGCTTGGCTACGTTGGTAGGCGTAAACCAGACACCGATAAATTTATCTCCCTTGGCGAGTCTAGATTGACGCGCTTTGGCTTGATATTGGTTTTCTTTGATGCGGATCATGGTTTCTCTAGCAGGAACATCTTTGCGAAATGGCGCAGCTGTCCCCGGTGGATAAACGTTAAAACCACTCGGGTACATTGAGTTCATCGCTAAAACCCACTTTTTCTCTAGTTCGTTTAGCTGGTAAGGGGAACATGTTTCCAATATCGCTTTTTCAAAACTTTTCCACCCAAATTCTTCTATCGCATCCGCTATTTTCCCACTACTTCCTCTTTTGTGGCCTAAAAACCTTTGCTCTATATCAATGCTTTGACCTACGTATGTTTTACCTGTCGCAACATGCTTTATGGAATAAATTCCGCAAGTCATGGTTTAACCTTTTCCAAAGAATCTTCAATTGCTCGGCGCACAAATTCAGCCACTGGAACGCCGGTTGTCTTTTTTTGATTTTTAAGTCGGCCAACCATTTCTTGAGAGAGAAAAATATTCACTCTAACCATCGGTACAACTATGTCGTTTTTCATTTTTATGCCAGTGATGATGTATACATATATCATGCACACTTATATGCTTACGTCAACACCTAAATATCGAACGACAGGGTTTAGCTATTAGAAAAGCGAATATCCTGGCTCAGTTTTAGCGTTACTGCCAGCTTTTTCAATTGATTCACAAAGCTCGCGATGCATTTTTTCTTCCCTATCTTCAAGACGCTGTTTTTCTCTACGAACGTCTAGTACGCGTCTGGCTTCGCCTTGAAACTCTATGGGCATTTTGCAGATAGCTTCATCTTCGTTAGCTCGTATCTGATTGGCAATGACACCTTGCATGATGGCTATATATGCTGATTCAAACATGATTAACTCCTGTGACTAATCGGATTGCCTCACCAACTGTATAAATCACGTGTACCTCGCAGCCAACACGGGCTATCTCAGCATGCATCTTGACCTGGGCGGCCGTTAACTGGCGATCTAGGCGGGGTTTCAGCGGGTTCTTGACCTCGATCATCCACATGGAATGTCGATAGCAGGCGAGAAGATCGCAAACACCACCACCCGCGCCAGATAGATCCATCACGAATACGCCTATTTGACGCAATGCAGCGACAATTTCCCTTTGATTTTCGTCGGTTCGACGCTTGTGGTGGATCATCTCGGCTGAAACCATGAAAATGGGTTTATTGTTCTCTTCCAATTAAGTCCACTCATCTGTTGGGATGCCATTGAAGGATTACTAGGCATGCTAGGCCAAGCGTTTTGCATTGATGCAATAAAACGATTAAGACTTACTCGGCATTCGTCATAAGCCTCTTTCGGCGTTCGACCATTTCCTGAGCATGGGCTACCGGGAAGGAAGCAATACCAACCACCATGGCTAGGCTTAATGTGATATTTGTTCGGTCTCATTTCCTATCCTCCATAGCCTGCCACGTACGGAAAACACCTTCAGCCAGTGCAAGTCGAAGCTGATCACGCGTATAACCCGATTTAACCGCACCATCGCATTTCTGATGGCATGGATAGCAGCACCAAGCGCCGATAGCGTCAGACGACTTGTAACCGCGTCCTGAGAGTCCTGCAAGAGAGTAGTGCGCAAGAATTGTCGTTTCACCTCCGCCGTCACAGCCTTCTAAGCGAACCATGCAAGGCTGACCTCTTGCCGCTTTACGCGCTGGCGTGGTTTTCATGGTGAACTTCCGCCTTTCATAAACTGATCGGCATAGATTTTCATCTTTACAGGATCACTCCATGGCGATAGCGCGGAAGAAGGTTCATCCCATTTAGTGAAAGCCATCGTGATGATGGTATCCCAATCATTTTTAGTAGGCATAGGCATTTTCCCAGCGAAACCGCGAAACCAGTAAGCGAATTCATTCGACGTCATTTTTTCTCTCCCTTTCCGCGTCCAGCCAGCCTTTTTCCCAGAATGCTGTGGCCCAATGCGAGTCACGGGCCATCGAAAGTCGGTAAGGACACATGTATTTTTCCAAACCAGCCTTATAGTCAGCATATCCACGATTGATGCAGGTGATGCGGTCGTATAGGTCGGTCATGGCGATTTCTCGCGATGCGTGATTAACGCGATCATCAGACCGTTTCTACGCAAATCCATCTCTTTCTGAATCTCAGGGTGCATTTCCAAGATTGCCTTTTTCACGGCATCGTCTATGGATGGCTCAATTGCAGCCAACGCTTTACCTTTGAGTTCGTCAAACATCTTCTTGCAAAACATATCCAGCAATAAATGATCGATCTTCACGCTTTCGTTGTTTTCCATGGCTATGCATTCTCCCGTAATTTGAATTGATCCGGCCTATCCAGCTTTCTCACCCTAGCAATCGTACCGTCAGCGTGAAGCGCTCTCGTTGCGCTACTCACACCCATCCAGGAACAGTCCGTAAGCTGGCATAACTCCCCGATATCCCTAGGACCATCGGCTAGCGCGGTGATGATCTTTAGGGATTTGGGCGAGCGGCGGGATTTGGCGTTCATCGTCAAAAGTTTCCCTCTGCAACTTGAAAGCATGGAACGGCGTTGGATCGCCACATCGAAACAACTTGGTTTCTATCGTCAAAAACAGCAACCAAGCGCCTACGATCTTCGTCAAGCATGCCATCCCACCATTCCTGCTTGACCACATTGTCAGCCCTATAGTCTCCCTCTTGCCGCATAACCAAAGCGGTATCTAGGTCATGCGTCATGAAGTTGGTATTTTCTATAAGCCATTTAACGGTTTTGTCTCTCACTTCCTCACTACGCCCGCTGAAAATCCAAATATCGGCAGAGTGCCTAAGGCGCTCCATCGTCGCAATCACCGCAGGAATGGGTAAATCTCGGTTACACGCTGCGTAAAATCTACGCCAACGGTTAGGGTCATGTTTCTCATCGAGAATATGCTTGCGATGCTCGATGTTTGCCAAAGTCCCATCTAAGTCAAAAATGTATAACGGCTTCATACCCAATCCCTCGCCATAGCCTCGCCGATGATGTAATTCATAGCCTGCATCTACCATCTAACTTCGCTTTATCGTGATAGTTACGCTTCAAAGCCTCTTGCCGCAACCATAGGCGACATTCGGTTTGTGCAGGTTCTTTCAGTTTGTCGATCAATGGACCCCATCGTCGGAAGTTAGGTTCTATTTGCATGATATTCAGGGCCTCGGTTAGATGATGGTAGATCACGCCAGTCCCCAAATAATCGACCTCTTGCGCGATCTCGGCCCCCAGCCCATCGGAGCTACCAGTAAATGACGCATGAGCCTTAAAAGTGACTTTCTGGCCGTCTCAAAGGCTATCGATAGGCAGCGCGACAGTTCATTGATTGACATGGGTCGAAGTCTTAAAGCTTTCAGGATGCGGATGCGGAGACGTTCAGGTCTTAGCATGGTGTTACTTCCTTCGATCTTGGAAAACGTGAATAGAAAGCACTGCGCTTCTTGTTCTCCTTTTTCTTGCAACCTTTCCTAACCTTTTCCATGGAAATTTCCATAGTTGTTCCAGAAGCAAGCGAAGCAATCAAATCACGTAGAAGTTGATTGTTGGAAAAATACTCTCCCTTCTTTCGACAGAAAGAGAACATTTCATGCAACTTGTGTTCGATCGCGTAAGCCTGACTTTCCGAGCCGATATGATGAGCATATAGAATCTTTAAGCGTGACGAACTTCCGGTCTGAAGCCCTTTCAAGCGAGCTTCTACATCATTGGCTTTACCGATCTTCACATTCCCGAACTGGTCACATTGCTGAATGAAATATATATGCATTCTTGTCTCCCATACTCAAGTCATAGATGCCTTTGGGGCACCTAGCCGGAAACAACCACCTCTGGTACTCCTACCACCTTTGTCCACATCGGTTCGTCATCCTGACCTTTCCGACAAGCCCTTCGGTGCCCACTTGAATGGTTTT